GTGCACTGCATGCGCGAGAGCGCAGTAAATTATACTCCCTTAGGTCTCGCCGTTGAGACCTGAATAAGTCGGGGGCCGAAGGGGCTCACCCGAAAGTGTAAATGGCGGAGAGGACCTCGACACGCGCGGGAGCGCTGTAGGGGATCCCCTTAAGGTGGCAGGCGCGCGAAACGGCGGCCACGAACTGGTCGTAGAACTCGTCCCCATGGTGAGCGGCAAACTCGCCGGCGGTGCGCAGGTTGTCGACGAGCATCGAGACGGAGCCCTTAGCGGTGACCCAGTTCGTCAGCTCCCAGATGGTGTCTTGGGCAATGGCGGCGATCCATCGACCGGGCAGGAGGTGGTCGCGCCGAAACCTGCGCTTCAGGAACTGGACGCCGGTGATGTCGGAGAAGGCGGCGCTTCCTTCCTTGGATGCGGGCGTGAGCCGGAAGCCATAGGCGGCGGCCGCGTCGATGAAGCCCTGGACGGTGAACCCGGGGTCGCGGGAGCGGTTGACGGACATGACGAGATCGTCACCGTAGTCGAAGATCTTGACGCAGCGAACGTACTCGACGAGCGAATCAGTTAGGCCGCGAGCGCGCCGATCCTTCATCCAAAAGCCCATGCAATTGGACTCATTGGTGTGGCAATTCAGGGGGGTGGTCGCCCAGTTGCCAGACTCGTTGCCGGTATGGTCCATGTAGGCGGTGTCGTGGGCAATGATGTGCCCGTGCTGGACCGCGTAAAATAGCGTGCGGCGAAGGCGGGCCATGTCGGGCCCATCGTCGTACCAGCTGTTGACAGTGTCGACGAAAATGTCGATCATCTCGGTGCGCGTGGATGCGTCGAAGTCGGAGTAGTCGATGTCGGCGATATATTTGTTCGGCTCCTCGGGCGTCCCACTCCCGAAATCGATGAGCTCGACTGCCGCGTCATGGAAGTGGGTGGACTCACAGGCGATCCCAACGGCACTGGGGCGCTTCAGGGGCGTGGCGGCCTGCGCGGCCGCAAAGGCGCCGCAGGCACGCTTCATGCAGACGGCGAGTTCGGCGTCGCCGACCATTATGACACGGGTGGCGCCCATCTGGATCTTCATTAAGGCGCGGCGCTCGGGCTTGCACGTGGCGAGGAAATAAGAAGGCTTCGCCTGCCCGAGCAGGGCGAGGTCCCAGCGCGCGTCCACGGCAGCGAAGAAGTCGGATGACACCGGGCCCGAGAAAAGGCCTGCCTTGGTGGCAGAACGCCGGTTCCAGGGGAAGCCGGAGGCTGCGGTGCCATCCATCGCATGGAGGTGGGGGTGGCCAGGGACGCCGAAAGCTGCCTCGTCGTTGGTGAGGGCGCGGCGCGGAAAATGCGGCAAGTCCATCTGGGCGTAGACGCGGCGTTGGTGGGCTCCTATGCGCGCGAGGTCCTCCGGCGGAAACGGGAGGATGTCGCGGGCGAACTTCTGTAGACCACGCTCAAGGGGCGAGCCGAAAACAAGGCAACGCGGGTCGCCAGGCCGGAGAACGGCCGGCTCGGTGACGTGTGGCCGGGCAATGTCGAAAATCGGCGATGGATAGATCTTGGCCTCGGTGGGCATGTGGACGCGCTTGCACGGCATCTCGAGCGGGGTGGTCCCGCCGGGCGCGAGGACGTGGGGCGAGCCCCGCTCATGGCCATTGACCAATTGCGTCGTCTGCGGCTGGGAAGCGACTATGTTCTCGACCATCTCGCGGGACCACATTTCCGAATAGCTCATGGAGCTGGCGTTGGAAGAGCCGACATGCATGCCGACAATCCGGCCGGCGGCGCCGCCCTCAGAGACGAGAAGCACCGCGCCGCAGTCGCCCGGGGCGGTGGCGGCGTCGTAGACGAAGGCGTTCATGACAACATGGTCGGCGCCTCCGACGTTGTACTCGATCGGCTCCGCGAGCCCGCTGGAGACGGTGCGCGGAGAGACGCTGAAGGCGACGGTAGAATTGGCGCGGGGGACGAGGAGGTGGGCGGGGCCGAGAACGGCGGCGTAGGCGGTGAGCTCGGCGCTGGTGGCAAAGTGGCGGCCGACGGAGGTGCCGGGAGGCAAAGCGTTGCCGGCGCACCAGAGGGCGCCGTCGCCGTCGGTCAGAGAAGTGACGCGGAACGGATCGAGCGCCATCCTCTTCTCGACGCCGTCAGGAGACGTGACGACGACGGGAGACCCCGAGGGCAAGCCGGCAAAGACATGGCCGACGGTGAGAAGGCACCCAGGAGCGACAAGGACGCCCCACACACCGCCACGCTCGGTCTGGATGCGGTAGGTGGCTTTCCGGATGAGGGGCTGGATCTCGGCAAGCTGTTGGTTGCCCGCATGGGGTGCGCCGGAGAAGCCTCGAGAGAAGCGCTTAGGCGCGCGGCGAGCGCGGCCCGACGGCGAGTCATCGGAGAAGGTGACGTGGGCCTCCCCCTTTGCGGCCGGCTCGGCAGCGGGGACGGAGGATCCGAAGCCGATTGCGGCGAAGAACTTGCGAGCGAGGTACCACGCGACGGAGAAGGTGACGAGGTTGATGGCACACTCAAGGGTGCCCATGCCGCCCGGGTAGACGGACAGCCCGACCTTTTGGGTCCAGTTGCCAAATCGCGTGCTAGCCTTAGAGGCGGCTCGCAGCGCAGGCGCAAGGAAGCGATGGGCTTTCCGGAAGAAACGCTGAGCGCGGGTGGGCTCGTCACTGGATGAGACGGCGGCGCAGAACTCCTCGAAAGGGATGGTGGGTTCGAGGAAATTGTGGACCTGGCGAAGGAATATCAGAGTAGGGTCCGCGGGAGAGACGTCGGGGTCGAGCCGGTCGGTGTCCTCGAGGAAGATGTGCGTCGAGGATCCGAAGTGGAAGGCGATGGCGCGCGCGAGCTTGATGGTGACGGCCTCGGGCGTGCCGCTTCCGCGGAAGATAAGCACGCCTCCCTTCTTGCCGGTGACGAAGCATAGATCGCCGTGGCGGCGCATGTGGAGAGTGAGGCAGGTCATATCAGCCCAATTGACGGCGACCGTGAACAAGGTGTCGTCGGCGCCGTGAGACGGTGCATCGACGGGAGGGGTGGACTCGCCCACGTCTTCCTCGTCTGATTGCGGGGCGCCGTCGACGAGAGTGCCAAACTCGAAACGAGGCTGGCCAGCGCGAGCGTAGCGGAAGCGCATTGACTCGGAGTAGCGGTCGAGGATGTACTCCAGGGCGGTTTCGGCGTTCATCTCATGGTAGAGCTCGCCGCGGTGCGTGATGGGGCTGACGACGAGATCCTTGTTCACCCAACGAGTGGGGACGAAGCGCTGGGTCTCAGCGTCGCCCACGTCGCCGTCGGAGAGCGTGCGCCCGCTGCAATTGACCTTGAACCAGACCTGTCGGCGGCGCATGTGGGATGCGACGTCTTTGATCCGGTGCCCGGAATCGTCGAAGTTAGAGACGCCGACGACCATCTTCGAGGAGAAACGGAGGCCCTTCTCGTCGACGTGCGCCATGGGCACTTGGGCGCGAGTGGGCGAGACGAGGCGATTGAGGAGCACGTAAGGGTCGTCGCGGGTAGAGTCGGACAAAGAGGCGCCGAGCTCGTCGATAATGAAGACGGGGTTCCCGACATAGTTGTCGAAATGCGGGATCTCGGGCGTCATGATGTAGGGCTCCATGAGCGGGAGGCCCTCCATTGCGGCGACGGCGGGTGCGAGCGTATGGGCGGCAAAGGTGGACTTGCCTGTGCCCGGCTCTCCCGACAGGAAAACCATAAATGGCTCGGGGGCGAAGGACGCCTCACGACGCGCCTTGCGGGCGACTTCGCGCAGCTCCGTGAAGACGGCGGCGGCCCTAGAGAAGGCAGCGGCGCGGTGGGGCGACGTGTTGGGCCGGCTGGCATAAGCCGCCATGGTCTGGAAGGTGCTTTCGAGGTCGAAGACTTTCGCTCGCAGGTCCTCGCAAACGGGAATCTCGGCCTTGCGCATGTGCAAGACGTGGATGGCGGCGATCCAGCGCCCGAGCTCGTCGGTGGAGGTGGACGAAGAGTCGTCGACGGCAGAGACGCACCACTCGACCATGGCCTCGATCTTCGGATAAGCGGAGACGGTGGCGTTGAGGGACGTACAGGCCTTCCCGATGCGGGAGAACTTGGCGTTGGCGTTCTCGACGATGGTGGCGAGATCGCCTGAGGCAGGCATGACGCCCATGGCGAGCGCAACGAAGCCGACGATGCCGATCGTGATCATGGAGGCGGGCGACGAGTGGGGGGTGCCGCTGGCAGGCGCGCCGAAGGCGGGCGCAAACTTGGCGCAGACGGCAGCAACGCACAGAAGGGCGGAGGCCGATGGAGGAGCGCCGAGAGCGGTGCCGAGGAGAGAGAGCCAGGCGACAACTTCGGCGGGCGTGCGGAGAGCAGAGACGAGCACGAAGAGAGCGCAAACGTTGGTTAACATCGGCAGAGCGACGTCGGTGATGGAAGAGCTGGCAGGGCCGCGAGAAAGAAGAGTCCTCAAGAAACCCGCAACGTCGCCGAGAAGGTCATCAGCGGTGACGGCGGCAGCGCCAATGGCGGCAGCAGCGTCGCCAGCCTGGGCAAGTGTGCGGCCGGCGCGGTAGAGGCCGTAGGCAAGAATGCCCCCACCAACGACGCCAGCCCCGACGAGGAGAGACGTGGAGACGTGGGGAGTGCCGGGGCCGGAGGGGGACTTCCGGAGAGAGAAGATGGGCCGGTAGAAAGTGGGCCCGGCGTGGCCGGTGCCCGGGGTAGATGTCGCGGGCAGCCCCTGAGGGACAAAGCGACGCATGGTAGGGGCGGCGACAACCTCGCCTTGCTCGGTGTAACGAGAGACGACGGCGTCGATGGCGAGAGTGTTGGTAAGCTGCGGGGTAGTGGGCTCAACGTGAGACCGGCCGAGGACGGCCGAGAGGACGGAGGGAACGCGGGCGGGCATGTGGAGCATGAAGGAATCGCCCCCGGAGACGAGAAAGTAGCCGGTGGTCTCCTGCTTCACGGCCAGGCGGAGCTGGAGGGTGCCGTGGCTCGAATTACGAGTGTCTGTGCCGATGGGGACGACCCGGGAAAGGCGGGTACGAGCGTACGACGGAACGGCGACCTCGAAACCCGCGGAGGCGGATTTGGCCTTGATGTCCATGGCGCCCCACCCACTAGGGAAGAGGGGCGGGTCGTTGAGGACAAGGGCGGCGGGGTCGGCGGCAGAGGAAAAATAGGCGGAAGGGAGGTGTCTCATGAGGAGGGTCCCCTCGCCGTCGTGGGCGGAGTCGGTGAGAAGGCGGAAGATGAGGTCGCCCTCCCAGTGCGTGTAGAGCCTGGAGAAGTAGTCGAGGAGAGACTGCGGGGCGACCATGGAATCGGTCCACGGACTAATAGCCGGAGTAACAGAGAGGTTGATGCCGGTGTTGACAATGGCGTCGTTGATGCCGAAGGAGCGGCAACCGCGACCCAGAATCCGCTTCAGCGTCATATGGTCCTCCCCAAAGGGGCGGTCGGCGGGTGCGGAAGTGATGCTGGGGTCGATGTTGACGGCCTCGGGGTCGCCGGAGGCGGCGTGGGGGCTGCCCCGTTCGGCAGCGCGGCCGAGGCGCGACAAGATGGAGTTGGACTTGGGCGGGGCCGGCGGGGCGGTAGAAGTGGGGGCGGGGGCGTCGTCGTCGTCGTCGTCCTCCTGGGTGTCGAACGGGTTCGGACGGGGGGCGGAGACGACGGCGAGGGCGGGGGCGATGAACCGGTTTTCGCTGGGCGGAGTGATGTCTCGCGGGACAGAGAGGCGAAAGTCGGCGCCAGCGGAGACAGCGAGCCAACACGAAATGGTCGGCGCGGCGCCCGCAGCGAAGATGAGGTCGGTGGCAGGAGACAGGACAAGCTGCCCGTTCGCAGACGCAGAGGACCACGAGAGAGCAGGGAGAGCGGCATTCCCGAGAGGATTTGCCTCGACGCGAAGGTAGGGGGCGGTATTGACATACGGCACGGAGACGACGTAGTTCTTGGACGTGGAAATGTCGAGAACGACGGAAGGATAGAGCGGCATGTCGGGGATGATCGCTGCGCCGACGGCGATGTCGGCGTTGGGGACCCAGGTGGCGATGAAGCGACCTGAGACCTCGGCGGCACAGACGAAGGAGAGGTGGTAGTCAATGGAACCGGTCCAGTAGGTGAAGGGGAAAGAGACGTACGGGAGCCAGGAGAGGTCGGTGCGACCGTCCCAGCCGGCGGGGGCGACGAAGACCATCGGCGAGACAGGGAAGCGCGAAAGAGACGCGCAATCCCACTCGCCGATATAGGACTTCTTTTGCGCGAGAGTGCGCAGGTCCATGTCGGCGGCATTGCCGAGCGGCCCAGACTGGTTGTCGCGGAAGGCAACCGGAAGGGCGGAAAGGCGGACGCCGGTGGTGGGGCCGGAAGAGTAGCAGGGCGGGGCGAGCTGGCGCCCAGCCTTGAAGCAGGAGAGGGAGTCGAGGGGCTGATCGAACGGCCACAAGTCGGAGATGCCATGGGCAACCTCGGCGGCCCCGTCGACGACGCGCTCCAGAGAAGAGGTGGTCTTGCGGAGCAGCGACTTGACGTCGCCGGCAGCGGCGTCGATGGCGTCCTCCTGCCCCGTTTGCGGAGCTCCGGGGAGCGCTGGAGCGGCGGGGAAGAGGGAGTGCTGAGGGATGGAGACGCCGTACTCAGGGTCGACGAAAACGGCGTACACCTGAATGGTAGCGGAAGGGGCAGAGTTGGCAGGACCGGTGAGCGGCTCCAGATTGTAGAGGACGATCTGGCCGGCCATCCCATTGTCGGTGTCTGCAGAGGCAGGCTGGGTGGTGTCGAAGTTAGTCAGGACAGAAGACCAAGGGATCTCGATCTCCGCCGCATGAGCGGAGGAGGCGTCGAGAATGACGTGGGAGTACGAGAGGACGGCGGACCGGAGACTGGACCCGGCCTCGGCGGTGGTGACGGTGTAGGTGGGATCCCATACGACGGCGACCCGGCCACGGTTAAAAGTAGTGGCATTGGTGACGACGCGAAGGCGAACGGAACGGAAGCGGAAGTAGGAATAGGTCCGGGCTATAGTCATCGTGCGCGACTTGGAGGCGCGAAGGGCAGGCATTAGATCGAGGGCGATCATCCGCCCATAGGCTGTGGCGGAAGTCCATGGGATCGTGAGAATCGGGACAACGGAAGGAGCAGTCTGGAGGGAAACGGGCTTGACGGAACCGGAGCGGGAGGTGGCGGCAGGAGAAGAGGACGGCTGGGAGAACTGGGCGGTGAGGCCCTGGTCCTGGAAAGATAAGCCGGGAGTGAACTCCTCGGCGGCGGGGACAGAAGTGTCAGGGCCGGAGACGGCGCGCGAATCGGTAGACATAGTGAACGAGATAGGCTCCGGAACCGAGAAGGAGATACTTCAGGGCGCCGAGAACGAGCGGGTAAAGCACGAGGAGAGACGCGAGGAAAGCGAACACGGCCAGGAACTTGACGCGGCGGGAACGAGCAGCGCAGAAGGCGACCAAAGGGGGCCAGAGGATGAGTACGGTGAGAACGAAGGCGCAGATGCCGAGAAGCAGTCCGCGGAACGAAATGGTAGAGGATTTTACTCGGTGAGACCGAGCGGCAAAGGTTCGGCTCTTGGCGAGAAGCGGCTGAGAGGCGGCGGCGGCACGGAGGCAGGCGGCGGCGTGAGCGGCTTGGCGAAGAGACGAGGAGGAGGCAAGATGGCGCGACGTCCGAAACGGAGGCGGCGACTTTAGCGGGATGGCGCGGCGGTCGAAACGACGGCGGCGACTTGGAAAGAAACTAGTAGAGAAACTCCACTAGGG